TTGTCGCGATAGCGTTGCGCCTCCAACAAGGCGACCGCCGCGTCGCCATCGCCTTGCTGCGCAAGCTCGCGGAATTGGCCGATGACGCCATCGATTTGCGGAAGCGTAGCGCCTTGGAGCCGGCCGCGAACGTTGTTCTCGATAACAAGCTCGTTGAATTCTCGCGCGCGCGCTGCACTGCCGCTCGCTTGCACAGCTTGGCTTAGTTCTGCGATCTCGTCGTCGGGGATGACGACGAATGATTGCGCCATCGCATTCGCGCCGGAGAGAAGGTCGCGCGCTTCGTTGTTCGCTTCGGAGCGCGCAAGGCGGATTTGCGTCGCAAGCTCACGCTCGGAGCGGCGACGTTCGACCTCCATTGCATTGATGCGCCGGCGCGCTTCATTGAACGACGCGTCGCGCTGCGCTTCCGTCAATACAAGCTCTGGATTGCGCATCTGTTCTTCGACAAAGGCAATCGCTCGCGCTGCGCTTTCAGCGTTGCCGCCTTCGTCCTGATACATCGTGATCGCTTGGTTCGCGACCTGATTGGCAGTCAGTCGAGAGAAGAAGTTTCCGCGCCGGAATTCCCATTCATCGCCCGTCACGCCGGACAATGGATTTTTCATAATCGCAAGGCCGGTTTGCTCGTATTCGGAAAACGCGGTTTGGAATTCCTCTGAATTGATATCCTCGTAGCCCGTCAGTCGCGCTTCCATTTGCGCGAGGCGCGCGGCTGCGTTCGACGCGTAAGCTTCGATTGCGCGATTGCGAAGCCGCTCCCCGATGCGGCGCGTCGCTTCCGTCTCGCGCTGTGTGAGAAGGGCGTCAAGGTGTGGTGCGAGATCGTCGGGCGCGTTCTCCATGAACCCGGCGCGAACGCCATCGAATGCAGAAGTGAACGCTTCCGGACTGTCTGCGTGCTCGCTTTCAATCTCGATCAGCCGTTGATCAATGTCGCGCTCCGTCGCGAGCAAATAGCTCTGCGTCATTGCGTTGTTGTAGATTTCCGCCTCATCGGATAGCGGCGCGCGCAAGCCATAGCGACCCTCGCTCGCGTCTTGTAGTGCCGCGTTTTGCACCGCTTGATTTCGAAGCGGCTGCAATTTGTCCATGATGACGCCGGCGGTTTGGCTCAACGCTTGCCAAACGCCAGCCGTGTCGCCAACGGGGGAGTTAATCGTTTGAACCGACACGACGCTTGACGGCGCATCGAACATACCTGTGCGACGAACTGCCATGTTAACCGCCTGTTACTTTGGTTCCGGAACGTGTGGTCGGCTGGCGCTTCTTTAGAACGCCAGTGCGCGCCGTTGTTGGGCTCGTGCGCGTCGGCATTTGCCCGATAACGCCGCCGATGCCTTCGGCGAGCGCGCCGATTGCATTGATCGTGCCTTCGGTTTTTGCTGCCTTCGAACTCTGTTGCGCCGCCCACATCGCATTCTTTGCGCTAAGGCTTCGCAAGCGCGCGTCGAGAACTTCGTTCGCACGCGAGCCAAGACTTTCGCGCGTGAAGCTGCGAATAATCGCGTTTCCGGTCGGGCTATCGCCAAGCAAATTCTTGCCGGCGCGCATAGCCATGATTGCACCGAGGTTCGCGTTCAATTCGGACATGCGCTGCGCCGAGATTTGCTTCGCCTGCAAATCCGCTTGCTTGCTTTCAAGCTCGCGCATCCGGGCTTCGGCATTGAACTGCCCTTGCGCGGCGGCGCTCTGCGCCATTGCGCCATAGACTTGCGTACCGGTGCCGACGGCCGTCGCGGCTAGCATAGCCCAAGTAAGCGGTTCGGCCATTATCGCACCTCTAACGTCAGCACGCGCACGGTAAATGGCGCGGCTTCTACTTGTGTCAGCGCAAAATCCCAATCGCGCTTTCGGCCCATGTATTTCTTCTTGCGCCACCCGGTGCGCAATGGGGGCGGTTCGGAGATATCATCGGCGGCGCGGTACGGCGAAAGAACTTGCCCCATCGCGTAGAAGATGCCGCTATCTAGGATATCAATCGACGCACCGGCGACGCGTTGATATTCGCTAGGACCGAATTCCGGATCGATTGGGGGCCACGGCTGCACCGTGACGGGGAAGCGATCGCCAGCCTCATAATCACGCGGGCCGGTTGTCGGCGATCCAGTGATCACGCCGCCGGCAGTGCAGTCGTAAAGTGAGCCGAGATCGGCGCGGCGCGCTTCACCGTCAACCGTCTTGCGCCAAACGAGCGCAATATCTTGGCGGCTCGCGAGCGTGGCGCTTGTTGGCGTCGTCCCGCCCGCGTGCGAGATCAGGATCGAATTATCAAGCAGTCGATCGTTATCGAACCGTTCCAGCGTGTATGAGCCGGAGCGGTTGACGACGGCGTGAACGCTCCCTTGCCAATAGCATAGGTCAACAAACGAACCGTTGACCGTGCTCCAAAGCGACGCGCCGGCTAGCTCACTGTCTCGGCGATAGTGGACGACGCAAAGCGCGCCGTCGTTATTGACCGCAAAGATATAGCGCTCCGGCCCAAGGTCGGAGCCATCGACAAGCAACATACGCGAGGGTGAATTGAAGAGGGTACTCGATGCGCCAAGCAATTCAGTGCCGGACCACGCGCGGCGCAATTGCCCCGTCGCCGTCAAGAGCATAAGGCGATCGGCTTCGGCTTCGGCAAACACAACGCCTTCGGCCGTCTTGACGGTGTTGCAAGCCGTCGCCTTCTCGGGGCCGATTGGAAGGAATTCGACGTTGGCCGGCGTCAACGGAGAGCCGGGGCCTTCGCCGACGTAATAACACCCGTTGTCGGTCAGCGTGATTAGCTGTTCCATCGACACAAGTTGAATGACGCGCTTGCCCTTAGCATCGCCGGGGCCGTCGATGATCGCCTCATCATCTAGGCCGGAGCCAGTGTCAAAGTCTTCCGGTATGCCGATCAGCGACATTGCGTGAAGCTCTGGCGCTCCGGCGAAGTCGGCGAAAATCAAGCGATCCTTGTGCGACAACACCGCTGACGGATAGCCTCGATAGGCGGAAAGCAATTGCTCTTTCCATTGCACGGTGCCGCCGTTTGAACCCGCCGCGCCAACGGCCGTCAGCGGCGTTGCTCCGGCGGGGCCGAGTAGATTGTTCGAAGACGTGCTGGGGTCGGTGAACGTGTCCATAAGGATCACGTTCAGTTGCGTCGCAGAGACAATGCTTGCGACTTCCATTTCGATATCGCCAACACTGTCTTGCACGACTTGCCCGGCCGCGAACCCCTTCGTGCTCCCAACGGTCAAGAGCCGCGTCGGGTATAGCTCTTGAATGACCGTCGCCGTTACTGTGTCAGCGTCAGTGAACGCCGTTACCTCAACCTCCCGGTCAAGCAGGGTGAAGCGAACGCCAACGTGCGACGCGTTGAAAACCGCGCCACTCGCTTGCAGCGTAATGCTACCCGTCACGCCGCTTGGTGTGATCGTCTCGCCGCGCGTTTCGCGGAAGCGATAATAAGGCCAGCCGCGCGAGCTATCCGTTCGCGTCTCGAATGCGAACGCGGCGATTGAGAACGAAGAGCCGGCTTCGCTCCAAGTCAATTCGCGCGGGGCAAAACCACGGCTCGCGATGATTAGTCGATCGTCGTATTGCGTAATCTGCATTGTGTGCAGATACGCCGCCGCGATGCCGGAAGGGTTGATCGTTGAAAGGATCGTGCCGGCCGCGTTGATGACGTCGATTTGCCCGTCGCGGAACGCAAGTAATCGCTCCGTTCCAGCGCGCGAGAGAAACGGCACTACGCGGGAATTACCCGAAAGCGCCAGCACGCGCGCCAAGCCCGGCCGGCGCGCAAAGCCGCCGCCGTAGGTCAGGCGCACGTTGCGCATGCGCTTTGCGGTCAAGCCCCATAGGTCGGCGTCCGCGCGCCGCTCGAATTGCGGATCGGCTTCGCCGCCCTCGAAGCTATATTGGACAACGTTGCGAGGACGCCTCATGTGCGATCAACCGCTCGATTGCGCCACGCGCGAAGCATCGGGCTCCGGTTGTTCTTCTTCGGCGGCGACTGACGCTTGTCCCGGTTCATCGCTCGCGTCATCTTGCGCATAGCGATATCTTCGCGCTCCAAGGCGCGAATGCGTTCCTCGAATGCTTCGAGCACGCGAGCGACCATAAACTCTTGGACCGCGCCGGCGAAGTCAGGGGGCCAACGGGTCTCGCTCGGCCACCAATTGTAGATAAGCGTCAAGTCTTCGTCGGCCGCGTCTTCGCGGTACGTGTAGATTTTGTTCTCAACAATTTCGTAGGCGACCGCCTTGCCGTAGGTGTCGATCAAATCGCGGACATTGATGCACTCGGCCGGGATTGCGTACTGCGTTTTGTACGGGGCCGGTGGCGTATCGACCTCGCGCGTCACCGTCTCCCAACGCGTCGCGAAGCTCCAAGCGTGCGCGCATAGCGCTTCCGTCACGAGACTATCGTAGAGCGCGACCGCCGCGATCACGTCGTCGCTATCGTCGGTCAGGGATTGAGGAGGCTCCCCGCCCGCTCGAATAACTGCCGCTTTGATGATGCCAAGTTTGTCAGCCATGACGCATATAAAAAGAGCCGGTGCGCTGATTTCTCAACGCACCGGCCAAGTTGGTCCCAGGGAGGGTAGGGACTATTATTCCGCCGGCGGGGCCGGCTGTTCAGGGGCCGGAGCGGGAGCCGGGGCCGGAGCCGGTTGCGCAGCGAGCGAACCGAGAACGCCTTCGACTTCCGACACGCGCGAGGAGACAAGGGTCAAGCCCTGATCAAGCTCTGCCGCGTCAGCCTTAACCGCGTCAACGTCGGCCTTAGTCGCATACGCGCTAAGGTCGGGAGCCGACTTAGCTTCAACCGTCGCCACGCGAGCTTCAGCCGCCGCCAAGCGAACTGCGAAGTCGCGAACTTGGTCGATCAGCGCCGCAACGCTATCGGCCGTGGCGGGGTCGATCGTGCCGGCGATCGCCGACTTGATAGCTTGCGCCTTCTCCGCGCGCCGCGCCGCCGCCGTGGCGAAGGCCGCGTGCGCTTCATCGTTGAGCGGTTCCAGATTGTCGCCCGGCTCGCCCTCGAAGTTGATCGTAGTGCCGGCTGGAACCATCGTGTCGTTGATGAATGCCGGGCTTTTCGTTTTGTACTCAGCGGCCATTTTGCACCTGCCTGCTAGAAGAAAATCCAGATCGAAGGGCGGCGAGCCGAAGCCCGCCGCCGCCCGATTAGTAGTTCACATACCCACGCGGGAAGGCGAACTGACGGTCAATGTTCGGCGTCAGGAACGCGCGAACCTTACCGGCCGTCATCGGGCCGGTCGCAACCGTGAAGTTGAGACCCAAGTAGCGTTGCGTGATCTTTTCGATCGGCAAGCGCCCCTTGAAGATCGTGTAGCCGGCAACAAGCGTCGCCTTGCCAACCACGCTCGCCAACGTTTGCAGCGTGGCCGGAGACGAAAGCGACGCGTTGTCGTCGTCAACCAGATCGACCGTCAACGTTGCCGCGCCCGCCGCCGTGAACGCTTCGGTTGCCATGACGATCAGATAGAGATCGTCCAGCAAACCGAGATCGCGGTTGTTGGCTCCCAAATCAATCTTGTCCGTTGAGACGCGCGTCGCAGTGATTGCGTCATCCCAATCGAACCGGGCTTGTTTATCGATAATCATTCTCGCTGTCCTTCCTGTTTCAGCGTTGTCTAATCCCGGTTCAGGATTAGGAGATCGTGGCTTCCGAGTTCAGAATTGCATCGCAACGCTTCACTTGAATGCCGTCGAACATCATCACGCGCTTTCCGGCGACCGTCTCGAAGGTCAGATTGGTGCTGACGCGTTCAAGAATGCCAAGACGCAAGGCCGTGAAAATCGTCTTGTTGCAATAAAGCACTTGACGACCGCCGGCCGGAGTTTCGACGCGCTCGATCAATTGGATCAAGTACGTGATCAGCGCCTTTTGGTTGTTCACCGTACCGCGAACATCGCTCACGTCGATGTTGCAGATACGGCCGCACGAACGCCAATCGCGAAGCGTCAAGCCCAGCTTCCAAGAATACTTGGACATGAGCACGGTGAAGCGCGAGCCGTCGCTTTCTTGGCGAACTTGACGGCCCAGGTTTTCCGCCGAGAGGCCAGCCATCGTACCCTTCGGGTAGATGCCGTGCATCGTGGTCGGACCCCAGCCGCAAAGCCAGATCGACGTGTTATCCGAAGACGCACCGCCGGCGCTCACGACGTTCTCAGACGTGTTCACACCCGAAAGGGCGTTGAAGCGCGGCGCGAGACCGTGGAACTTTTCCGGCGTAGTGGTGACGTTGCCGTAAAAGAGCGTGGAAGCGGCTGCTTGCGACATGCCTTCGATGTGCGCGGCGTCTTCTTGCATACGCCACGTATCTTTGTCGTCGCCGGCGAGGTTGTATTCTTCCTCGTCCACTTCGCCGAAGTCTTCCAACAGGCCGACGCTATCGCGCACCGAAGCAACGGTGCCTTTGGTCGGTTGCACGCCTTGGTAAAGCGCGCGCCACGTCGGCGTCGGAAGGCCGGTGCGAATTTTCGACTTGTGGCCGGTGCCGTCGTTACACGCGACCCACGGCATATCATCCAGAATTTCATTCTTCTGGTTGAGAATTTCGACAAGCATCTTGTCGGTGGCCGAAGAAGCCATATCGACAAGCGTCGCGTAAGAAGAACCCACTGTTGCCATTGTTAACTAGCTCCACCGCCCATGCCGCTGTAAAACACGCGGCCTTTGTTTGAACCCTCTTCGCCGCCACCGTTGAGGGGTGCGGGACGCGGGCCGCTCGCGTGTTTCGCGAGAGCTTCGATGATCTCCACCTGTTCGGCAGTGACCCATGTATTGCGGAAGCGTTCGGCTTTTTCCTTGCCGACGACGCTTTCGATGTAGGATTGAGCGCCAGCGATGCGCTCCATGTGCTTTTCGCCGAGCTTCTTTTCTTCGCCGACAATCGCCTCTTTGATCGCTTTCGCTTCGGTCAATTGGAAGCGCGCCATCGCCGTAATCAGCTTGGACGCTTGCGCTTTCGGAATGCCGACAAGTTCGGGCGCGAACGCTTGAACCATCGGGTCTTCTTGGTTGATCTCGAAAACGACGTCCTTCGCATCCGGATCAAGGTCGGCCGGAAGCGTCCAATCGATATCCTCGGGCTTGCCGATCAGAGACGTTTGGAATTCGGTTTGCTCTTTGATGCGCGGGATCAGCGCATCCATTTTGACGGAGCCGGCTTCGGTGTCCCAAAGGTCTTCCGGCAATTCATCAGGACGCGTCGCCTTTACGGGCGCGTTCTGATCGACAACCGGCGGGGTGTTGCCACCACCGCCGCCGTTGTCGTCACCGCCCGCGTTTTCGTCGCGGCGGATCAGTTGGTGTAGGCGATTGAACTTTCGCACTTGGTTCCTCGATCAGACTTGAAATCTGGTCAAGGAACCTCTTTCGAACCTCGTTTGCCCTCAACGCACTATCGCTAGCGTCTTCTGCTAGCGTCTTGCCGTAGCTCTGCGCGATCATCCAATCGAAGAAAATCGCCCAATCGCCGACGTCGGGGCGATCCTTTGAGAGCCGCGTAATAGCCGAACGAACGGAGCTAATGTCCGGTTCGACGTCGCCGCGAAGGCGGCGAAGGCGAGAGATCGGATCGCCGGCGATGCGCTTTAGTCTCTCGTGTCTCATTGTTGCGGGGCTTCCTGTTGCTGCATTTCTTGCGCTTGCTGCAACACCTGTTGAACTTGTTCCTCGGTGCGGACCACAACCAAATCGTCGCCGATCTCAGCCTTGATGTTTTCAATCGTGGCGCGGCCGTCGATCGCGATAACCGAAGTCTGTTGCAGCGCCGGGCTATTGGTTGACGCAAGCACGCGCTCTGCCTTCGCGACCTTCTCGAAGCTGCGAGCTTTCGCTTGCGGCGATTGCGGCCGCAATGTGATCGCCGTTGATCCGAGGGTAATCTTCGGAAAGATGCCGTGCTTGGTGCGCTGCCATTGGTGGCCGGCGACGATCGGGACGACCCATTCGCGCGTAATCTTGCCGCGCGGAATTTCCCAGCGCTGTGCGGCGCGGGCGCTTTCGTCGGCCCATTGCGTCGCTGACGGCGGGGTGTCGCCGCGTTGCTCCGGCTTATCCTGATAGAGCGCGTGCTTGATCATCATGCGCAAATCTTCGCGCGTGTAGAACGGCGCATTGAATTCGCCGTCGCCGCTAATCTTCTGCACCTCGAAGCCTTCGCCGAGTTGAAGCCAATCGCCGGCGCTAATTCCTTGTTCCAAGTTCGCGCCGCCGTCTGGATCGGAGTAGGCGTGCGCCGGATCAGCAACGTTGTGCATTTGCGCCAGCACGAGCGCGTTCAATTCGTTTAGGACGCGAGCCGGCGCGCACGGCCACCATCCGGGGCCGATGCCGTAAGCGGAATTTGTTTCAGTGCGCCAACGCGCGATGTAGATCGTTTCCGCGCCGTTTTCGTTGAAAAGCTTTTCATAGATAAGCTCGCCTTCGAGCATGACGACGCGTCGCCATTGCGTCATGCCCGGCTTATCCCAAACACGATGCACGCCATCGACAAGCGTAAACATCGCATCCGGCTTGGCGTCTTTCCAGCGCATACGAAGATTGAGCGAGAGCGCATCTTCTTTGATGTACGGGCCGTAGTTGGCTTTGATTATACGCTTCTCAACCTTGCCCTCGGTGAAGCGACCATCCGGCGCGCGGTCGGGACCGATATCCAAAAGCAATTGCGCAGTCGGAAGTGGTTCGTAGCAGATCGGTTGCGCCGCGCCGTATTCAAGGCGGCGAATTCCCATCGTGCCGGCGACTAGATCGTGAAAGCATTCGTCGGCCGCGTCGTAATAATTCGACGCTTCGACGTCCTCCCAAAACCAATCAACGGCGCTTTTGATTTGAACCGCAATCTTCTTGCGCTCCGGCTCCGATATCGCCTTGCTTGGCGTGTGCTTCACCCAAGGCTCATGCGGGGGTGTGAACGTCGCGATCATATCGGATGCGAAGTCGTCGGCCGTTTCGGCAAACGTCAAATCGAGAATGTCTTGAATTTGGTCCTCGGTCAGCGGCGTTGTCTTGGTCTCGCCGACGCGATCGCGATGCGGCATCGCGAGCCTGTAAACTTCGTTGATGAACGGGGCTCGCATGTCCCGATCGCGCCGAGCTTTTGCTAGGCGACGCTTCAATTCGGTCTCTTTTTCGTCGGCCATCGTTTACACCTGCCGAACCATGTTGCGCCCGCCGTAGCCACCGCCACCGCCGCCGCCACCGCCGCTATAACCGCCGCCGATGTAAACGCCGCCGCCGCCTGATACCGGAGCGGATAACGTGGCCCCGCCAAGCGCCGGAGCTCCCATGCCCGCGCCTGAAACGCCAGCCATTGCCCGGCGCGCACCAAAGAGGCGCATGACGGCGCGTGTGCGGCGGGTCAGGAATGAGCGGCCGGCTGCGGCTTCTTCCGCGTCGGCGCGGGCTTGAGCGATGCGAATACGCTCCTCTTCCGCCTTTCGCGCGTCAGCTTGAGACTTACTCTCTTTTGGTGCCTTGGGCTTACTCACGTGAGAAAATTCCCTACATACGCCTAAATCGTCCCGGTAAGGTCTGACGACGGCTAGGGAGGCTCAACGCACCATGTGGACCCTGATTATTCCTCTGATCCTTGGCGATGCTAGCGCGCCGCCCGATCGTATCGAGCATCGGATCGAATTCGCCACGCAAGCGGGATGCGCTGCACACCGCGCGTACCTTCGTGCGCGAGAGGAAAACAATGCGCCGGCAACGTACAGTCGCGACATGGTTGACACTGACGCGACCGATCAACCGCTTGGCGTCGATGCGCGTTGGACATACGAGCGCGCCGAGATTGGCTATTGCGCGAGAGGGTCTTCGGTTCCGTTGGAGCGCTGACCAAACGTGACCGGAGTATCAGGGAAGCGGTCGGTTAGTCGCTCCCAAACCTGTTGCGAGCTTCGCGGTCGAGAGTAGTTCGGGATTTCGATCCGAACCGTTTGGCCGTTCCGTTGGACCGTTCGATACATCACGGCGTTGTTTGCGTCGCGCCGGGGCTCCCAAAAAATCGGAGAGTTCGCATTGCGCTCAGCTTCGTTGAAGTACTCGAAGCCGTTTTGACGCTTGAACCCGCCTTGCGCATGATCTCGCGCCATGTTGAGACCGTTCGGCCCGCCAAAGTGACCCATGTAAAGATTGCGTTCGGTCGGTTGGATATTGTTGCGACGCAACCATTCGGCGTTTGTGCGCGCGATCTCAACCGCCATCGCGCCGTCAATGCGCGCGTCGCCGCGATACTCGTTAAGTTCATCCTGATCCATCGACGCAATGCCGTAGGTCTCACGAAAGCGCGGATTTTCCGCCCATGAAGCCCAAGTGTCGTCGATGACTTGAAAGAAGCCGGTCGCAGAGGACGTGCCGGGTGTGGCGTTCACGTTGCCACGGCTTTCTTTGTTCGCCAGCCGCGCGAGAAAGCCGGCCGGAGCGCCACTGACGCGTTCAACGTCACCGAAGATATCCTGAATGCTTCGGCGCATGTCGGTGTTCCAGCGGACCAAACCGATGCTATCGTTCGCCAGTGTGTAGCCGACTGCCGGCTCTTGGCCGGGGTCAAGCTGCACGCCATTCTTTCGGATCAAGTGCTGGCCCATCGGGATATCGAGCAAGCGCGCTGACGGACGATTGTTCTCTGCAAGCACGGCGCGGCCGAATTCGTGACGCAATCCAAAGCGAACCACGTCGCGGCGCGCTTCGCCGATGCGGCCGACGCGGTTCGTGCTGGCGTTCTCAACCGCGCGCGCACCGCGCCCAGCGTCCGCGACCGGGGCCATGTTTGGCGAGCGTCGATAGTAATCGGCGAAGCTTTCCCCGGCCTGCGGTTGCGCGGGGTCGGGACGGCGACGCGCTGGTGTTGCGCGCTGCGGCCCCGATCGATTGCTTCGCGTGCTGTCCAAAAACGTCATACGAAAACTTCCTTCGCGCCGGCTTTAAGCAGATCGCGCCACAAACCTACTGGCCTAAGTGCTAGCGACTTTGAGCCAATTGCGTAACGCACCGCCGAGACGCACCACATTCCGATTTGGATAGGGGAGCGGCGCGTCGGTTTCCAATCGACGGAAAGAACGCGCGCGCCGGTGCTGCGCATGTACGTCAGCCATTGATCGAATTCGGCCGAGCGAAGCGCGACGATCGCCACACCGCCACGATTTACGTCATAGACGAGCCAACGTTCGCCGCTCGCATCGTAGAAGAATGCCGAACAGTGCAAAAAAGCCTTCGGCGAAAAGAAGTCGATCAGGTGTTTGCGCTTCTCTTCGCCGTTGAACATCACATACCAATGCGATGCCGGCATGATTGGTCCGCTTCCGTCGAGCGCGTCCCTCATGGCTCGCTCAAAAGCATGGATTTCGCCTCTTCGATTTGGCCGATCATCACGTATCGGATTGTATCGCCGCCGATTGGAATACGATCGTACTGGAAGGTCTCGCCATCCGAGCAAATCCCGCGCACGCTTACGGCAGTGATAGCGCCGCGCGCCGTTTCCTCTCGAAGCCAATCGAGAAATTCCAGCGCGCGTTGCGTAATTTCTTCGTTGCCGGGAACGATCGGAACAATATCAGCGCTCATCGGAATTTTCTCCGTCCAAGTGTAATGATCCGGCGTTGCTTCGGGATTGCGTTTTGAATTCGCGGCTTGTCGTGTGCTCCTGCTGATTGAAGCATCTCTTTGACTTCGCCGCCGCCCCAAAACGCATACTGCCCCGCCTCGAATGGGTGAGAGTGTGAGTTTTTCACAATCTCTTCGACAAGCTTCATCCCATCCGGGGTTTTCACGCGACGCACTTGCGCGCCGCCATCGAGCGCCGCGATGTAACGCTCGCATCGCGGGTGAACGCGCAAACGCGGCTCGCCATTAAATTCAGTCGCGAGAACCTTGCGGTTCGCTTCGAGACGCTTTTCGGGATTATCTTTCGCCGCCGGCGCGCGCATCGTTAGGCCGTGTGCGGCGTAAAGCTTGAACGGCGTGCGCGTGTCAGTCGAGCCGCGCCAGCCGCCTTGCGGATCGCCCCATGCCGTGTATCCGCTTTCGACCACCCAAGGAAAGCGCTCCATCATCTTCGCTTTCACGAGCGGCGCGAATTCATCGGTGCCGATGTTGTTTCCGCATAATTCATCGAACGCGATCCAGCATCCGTTGATGATTTGAAAGAAGATGACCGCCGGCGTTAGGCCGTGGTCAGCGCCAAGGATCGGCGCAATGCCGGGCATCGGCTCAACGTCGCGCGCCGTAACGTGGCGCTCCCGGCGAAAGTTTGGCGTGGCGGGCGCTCCTAGTTTCTGGCGAACAACGCGGCCCATTAGGTCGCGATCGATTTCGTCTTTCGGCTTACCGCCGATCAATTCGATGTATCGAGCGGCGCGCGGGATCGGCGTTCCCTTTTCTTGAACTTCGCTCGAAAGTCGTTCCATTTCCAATGTTGATCGCACGCCATCGGCCATGTTTGCCAAGTTCTCGGCGTTCGGATTGACTTCGTATCCGCGCACAGTCTTTCCGTCCGGCGCGAAGATTTCTCGCAGCGCGGGGGGTTGCATGAAGAATTGGACGTTTGCCGGCTTGACATACTGCATTCGCTCCTCTGGCGGCATGTCGAGCGGAAGGGGAATGTCGCCGCGCATGTACCTGATCCAATGATCGTCGGTGAACGGCGCGTTCAAGTCGGCGACCAAGAATTGCGACAAGCCTTCTCCGGGTTGCAGCGCGTGCGCAATGTCGATGCGACGCGGGTATCGCCCGGTGCGGGTTGCGATTTCAAACGCGAGGCGGCGCGGATAGAATTGCGTCTCGTTGATCCAAGCGCCGGTGTATTCTTTCGATCGAAGTGATCGGATCACATCGTCGCTATCGTCAAGGAAGCTTTCGAAAACCACGTCGGCTTCGACGTCGAGAAACCGCATTTCGTGCAAGTACGGTTCGGTGTCGTAAAAGCGGCCGTAGTGCTCCGGCGGAAACCAGTTGAGCCACGTTTCAACGGTCGATCCGCGAAGGTCGGGGTAGGTGTTGCGCGTGACGAGCCATCGCGAACGCCGCTTGCCGTCTTGCTGACGCGGCATTTCGCACATGGCTTTGTAAAGAGCCATTGCGCTTGTCGTTGATTTTCCGCTTTCAACAGGGCCTTGGATAATTCGGATCGGCGATGTTGAGAGTAGGAATTCCGCTGCGATTGGGCCGGGAGGGGTGAAGCGCATATACCTAAGTGTCC